AGTAATCACACCTGGCACTACAAGTGTGTCTATTGGGGGAAGTGTACAGGATCCATTTGTAGATAGTTTCACATACGTAGATAGGAATCCAGATAACAGTCTGAGTAGCAGTGTGACAGTTCAGAAAGTGGATAACATGCCCTCAGGAAAGGTAATGTATGATCTACAACAGGACGCTACACCGTACGTAACTGAGACCTTTACCGTAACTGTACAATGGGAGAGTGGTCCTGCAGGTAATCTGACTGCCCAGACACCAGCAGTGTTCACACTTGAATTAAAGATATATAATGAGTGGGAAGGCATACGTGCTTTCATATCTAACTATACTTTCGCATCTTGTTAACATGCCAGCAGTAACACGAGTAGGAGACGCAGATGTAGCCCATTGTTCTGGAATGTCCAGAGCACAGGGTAGTCCTAATGTCTTCGCTAATTGTATTCCTATTTCCAGAGCAGGGGATAAGAATACTGTACACCTATTACCAGGCTCACCGTGCCCTCCTCACAGTGCAGCCATAGGAAGTGGTAGTAGCACAGTCTTTGTAAATGGCAAAGGATGTGGTAGAGTAGGAGATGCAACATGTACAAGTGTTGCAGCAGGTTCACCAAACGTATTCGCAGGTTAAATTATGGCAACTAGATATGCAATGGGTCTTCCAACAATTGAAGCAACCCCAAAGAAAACAAGACAAGGTAGAGGGCAACATACTAAGTATAGTGCTACCTCTCGTAACAAAGCAAGAAAGAGGTATCGTGGCCAAGGCAAATAGAATCGTAGACGGAAAAAGGAATGCAAATATTCCTGTAGATATGTCTGATCACTTCTACGATCATGGAAATGAATATTGTAGATATCTAATTACCGATCCTAGATCAGATAGGAAGGTAAAGAATGTTAAAAAAGAAGTATAAATATATCTGAAGGTTAACTTTTGATATAAATGTCGATTACATCGAAGTCGTTTCGTGACTTCTCATTGACTTTTGAAAAGAATGCAGTGACAAATGATGTTTTGTCATTGAAGAATGAAGCAGCCATCAAGGCATCGGTGAGAAATATTATCATGTATAACTTTCATGAGAAACCATTCGACCCTATGTTCGGTGGTAACGTAGTAGGATTGCTATTTGAAAATGCAAGTCCAACTATGGCTGCTGATCTACAGTCTAGAATTGCAGATACAATTAATATACACGAACCAAGAGTTGCTCATTTAGAAACTAAAGTTAAATGGGAGGAGGATCGTAACCAACTAGACGTATCAATTCGTTATGTAATCTTAGGAATACCTCCTAAGGTAGATTCACTAGAGCTTGCATTGAAACAATAATGTCATTTCAACAGGTCAATGCCTTAGAATTCAACGAAATCAAGGCACAAATTAAAGATTATCTAAAATCACAATCACAGTTTAGCGATTATGACTTTGAAGGATCGTCAATGACGGTGCTTTTAGATACTCTTGCGTATAATACTTACTATACAAGTGTAAATGCTAACCTTGCAGTCAATGAAGGTTTCCTTGAAACGGCAGTTTTACGTGAAAATGTTGTAAAACTAGCAAGAATGCTTGGTTATACACCTCGTTCTGCACGTTCTAGTAAATGTACTGTGACAATTAATGTACAGACACAGGTTACAACCAATGCACAAGGTGTAATTACTAAAGGATATCCAGAGAGAGTTACTTTACAGAAAGGATTGGTAGTTAATTTTACAGGTTTAGATAATAATAACTTCGTTTTCTCAATTGGACAAGACGTAATACAGAGTGTAAATAGCGAAACAGGAATTGCAACCTTTACTGGAATTGAATTATTTGAAGGAAACTTCCTTATAGACACATTTGTGCGTGATACTTCAGAAAGACAGCGTTTTATTTTACAAAATGAGAATGCAGATACGTCTACTTTACGTATTGAGGTCACTTCTGGAACTGTCACAGAGCGTTATTTGCAAGCATCAGACATTACAAAGATAGATTCTACATCAAAAGTCTTCTTTTTAGAGGAATCTGAGTATGGAAGACCCGAAATTCAGTTCGGAGACGGTATTGTTGGTAGAGATTTGTTAAATGGAGACGTAGTAAGTGCTACTTACACGACTTCTAGCGGTATTGGAGCAAATGGATTGCTTCAATTTGACAATATTGCGACATTTATTGATGATGAAGGTCAATCCGTGACTTCTGGAATCACAATTTCACTAACTGAGCGTCCAGAAGGCGGTAAATTTGCAGAAACTACGGAAGCAATCAAGTTTTCCGCACCTAAATTCTATTCTGCGTTCGGTAGAGCAGTTTCTACGCAAGATTATGAAGCGATTATTCCAAACATTTACCCAAATGTAGCGTCAATTGCTTGTTATGGTGGTGAAGAAGCGTCTCCTCCGCAATTTGGTAAGGTATTTTTGGCAATCAAACCAAAAAATGCAGATAAATTGTCTCTTTCGGAAAAAAATGTGGTATTGAAGCAGCTCAGAGAGTATTCTGTAGCAGCAGTTCAACCAGAAATCATTGATCCGTCCATATTATACATTGATATTGACAGTTTTATCTACTTCAACCCTAATATTACACGTAAGGATGCAACTCAAGTTAAAAATGCGGTGATTTCTACCCTAATTGCACTTAATAGTGGTGCTGAATTTAATAAATTTGGTGGAAAGTTCAAATATTCTAAGCTTCAGAGTATAATTGATAGTGCAGACGTTTCAATTACGTCGAATATCACTCGTATCAAGATGAGAAAGAACGTCCTGGTTACTTTGAACGCACGAGTGAACTATAAGATATGCTACGGTAACCGCATTAACCAAGGAACTGCCGCACAACCCACTGTTTCTTCTTCAGGATTTGTTATTTCTGGTGATACAGTTAATACTTACTATCTCAATGATGATGGTGCAGGTTTACTAAGACTCTTCTATATCAAAGGAACTGGTGAGAAAGAGTACATTGGTGGTTCTTGGGGTACTGTTGATTATTATATGGGAGAGATCGTAATTAACGATCTAGTGATTACAGCAACATCTGCTTCTGGTAATAATCTACAAATTATTGCAGTTCCAGAATCAAATGACCTTATATCTTTACGAGAAACCTATTTAACAATAGGTATAGATAATACGACTGTTAATGTTGTTGAAGACACTATCAGTAGTGGTTCAAATCTTTCTGGTACTGGAGTTGTACCAGAGTCCAGTTATAGTTAACAAGAATGGCAACTAATCAATCATCTTGGAAGGTCGGTCAGTGGACTACACCAACCACGACGGTTACAACTCAACCTGTACCGTCCGAGGTTACTGCTGAATCGAGATCACAGATATCTCATAATATTCCTGGTCAGTTTGCTGCATTCATTCAGGAAGAATATCCTACGTTTGTAGAATTTGTTAAGGCGTATTATAAATCACAAGAATTAAGAGGATATTGTTTTGATATTATTAACAACTGGGCTGATTATTACAATATTGACAATTATGGAAATCTAGTTACTGAAACTGAGTTGATATCTTCAATGTCAACCACTTCTACAACAGTTGACGTTACTACTACTCGTGATTTCCCAAGTGAAGGTCTTTTGATGATAGATGATGAGATCATTTATTATAAAAACAAAGGACAAACCATTTTTAACGACTGTTCAAGAGGAATTGATGCAGTAAAGGCAGTTGGAAGTGCTAGTCAGTACGTTTTTGCCGAAACAACTGCTACTGAACACACTCTAGGTGCAACAGTTATCAATTTGAACAATATTTTCCCACTTTTCATGTTGGGACAGTTCAAAGATCAGTATTTGTCCACTTATCCAAAGAATTTTGCAGATGGAATTACTGAATCCACTGTAATTAAGCGAATTAAGGACTTTTATGCGTCAAAAGGCACAACTAGGTCTTTTCAGTTTGTCTTAAGGACACTTTTTGGCGTAGAATCAGAAGTTTCATACCCAAGAGACAGAATCTTCAAACCATCGGATGCATCTTACACTTCTAGAGAGGTAATTCGTGCTACTGCAGTTAGTGGAGACCCTACAGCGTTAGTTGGGGAAGTTTTATATCAAGAAAACGATCCAAGTGACCCATATGTTAATGAAGCACGTATTTACGTTAAAGGTGTTCAGAAAGTTTTCACTTCTTCAGGAGAAATCTTTGAAATTGACGTAGATACTAATAATTCTTCAGGAACCTTTGTAACACCTTACAAAACTACTATTGCATCAGATGTAAGTAATGCATTAGACTTTACAACGATCACAGTTGATAGTACTTTAGGGTGGCCAGAGTTAAATGGGCGTTTTAGAGTTCAAGATGAAATAATAACCTATACAAGCAAAACTGTTAACCAATTTCTTGGATGTACTCGTGCCAGAGAGGGCACATCTGCTGATGAGCACATTGCAGGTCAAGAAGCGTTTGCTGCATTCAAAATTTACGGTAAAAGCAACGTAGATGGGTCTGAAATTCAAATAAAAGTATTTGGTGGAACAAGAGGGATTAGTCTAACTAATGGTGGTAAATATTACCTTCCTAAGAGTAAGGTTACGACCCCTCTAGCACCTGGTTTTGATAGTCTTGACCCAATATGGAGTTCTTTCCAATATAACGTTAGAAAGGCACTTAGAGGGGTTACTGCAGAGTTAGGAACACCTGCTGCTAATGGTTCTGTTCGTGTTACAGTTACCACTAAGGAAAAACATCGTTTGAGAAGAGATGACAAGGTTAGAATCCTAAATGCTGCAGAAGACATCTATAATAACGAACATGATGTTGTTGGTATCGTAGATGAGTTTAAATTTGAGTTTATTCTTTCGACTACACCTTCTCAACCTATATTATCAACAGATGGTGAATTTTTTATCTCTAGAGAGTTTGCATTTGGTACAAGTGTCTACACATCTATCAATGGTATAGTTTCTCAGTACACTGCTGATGTACAGAACGTATATAAGTCATCTGAGCATGCAATAGTCGCTAGTACAGGTATACCATCACATCCAATAGGTCCTTTTTCTGTAACAGACCCAGATCCAGGAAATCAAAGATATTTGAAGAGAATTCCATTAGTTCCTTCAACAAAAAGTACAAAAACACCAACTCCTATCGGACAAGTTGGAATTGGTGTAAATGGAGTTCCATTTTTCTCATATAAAGGAAATAACACTAAAAAGTTCGGTGGACTTGCTTCTATCACAAAAAATGATGGTGGAGATGGATATGATATCGAAAACCCACCTACAGTTGAGTTTGAACCCGATTATAAGTTAAATACAACTTATGCAACTGGCAATGTTGTAAAATATGATGATAATGGCACTGTAAGAAGATATAGAGCACAGAATCCTGGTACAAGTGATAAAATCACATATCCAACCCATACAGGTGGCAGTGTTGAACATGGAACTGTTACTTGGGAATATTTGGGTTTAGGAGCATCAGCGGAAGCTCTTATTGATGGTAGAATTATTGCTATCAACGTAACTAGCGGTGGAGGAGGATATACCCGTCAACCTATCGTTTCTATTACTGGTGGTGGTGCACCTAACACTACACAGGCAACTGCTGTCGCACAAATTACTGATGGTAGGGTAACTGGTATTGCAGTGACATATTCAGGTGCTGGTTATACCAAAGCTGCATATCCACCTAACATATCCATCAGTGGTGGTGGCGGTGTAGGTGCAGCTGCTAGTGCTGTTGTACGTGGACCTATTGATGCAATAAGCATTACAGATCCAGGATCTGAGTATACTTACGAACCAACTATTGATTTAAAATCTGGTAGTGGTGCTGTAGGTTATGCATCTATTCTTAATGGAAAGATTGAGAGTATTATTGTTACATTTGGTGGTGCAGATTATTTTGGTTCTCCAGACGTTGTTATTACTGGAGATGGAGTTGGTGCTACTGCATTTGCTGTTGTAGATCCGACTAGTAGACAAGTTACATCAGTTACTGTAACAAACAAGGGACTTGGGTATACAACAGGTAATACTCAGATTGATATTGTGTATCCTGGTCAAGGTGCTAGATTTACAACCAATTTAACCCAGTTGACTTATAACGAAGCAGCTACTGAAGATGAGATTAAAAAGAATGATGCTAATGCTGTTTTCTCAGATAGAAAAGTTGTAGACGATGCTAATGGTACAATTTTAAGAGGAGAGAACATTGGAATCTATGATGGTGAATATGGATACCTTTATAATCCAGAAAATCTTAGATATTACCTAGGAGATAGTATTGAGAAGAGAATTCCTACAACACAGGATCCTTCACCATGGATAGAACAGAACCCAACTGGTCATTCACCAATTATTGCTTGGGCGTATGATGGACATCCCATATACGGACCTTATGGATTTGAAGATCCACAAAACCAAAACCCATATAACTCATATATTCAACCAGGTAGTAGTTATAGAATAAAAGCATCTAGAGATGCCCTTCTAAGCGGTCTAACAGACCCTATGGGGACGTTTATTGAAGATTATGAGTATGTGGAAGGTCTAGGTGATTTAGACCGTTATAATGGTAGATATTGCGTAACTCCAGAATATCCAGATGGAGTTTATGCTTATTTTACAACAATTGATGGTGTTAGTGGTGCACCTAAATTTCCATACTTTGTAGGACCTAATTTCTACTCAGAAGCAGATGAAATTAACTGGAATGGTAATGGACTACAGAGAAACTTTACTGAAGACGCAATTCGCTTTAGAGCACCATATATCGGAACTGATAATGTTACTGCAAAGAGAAAAGCATTAGATTCAAGAATTGACTTTGTACTAGCAATGGAAGATAGTACAACATTAATAACATTAGAAAGTGGAGAGGTTTTACAATATATTGAAGATGGTATTGGTTACTTTAGTTACTACCCAACAATTCGTGGTGGTGTTGCAGAATCATTAACAGTTGCAGCTACTAACAGGTATTCATCAACTAATATTAATGATTTCCTTGTAGAAGGTGGTGGAAGTGGATATAAGGTAAATGATAGACTATTATTTGATAATACTGATACTGGTGGTGATGGAGTAAGTGCAACTGTCTCAACTATCACAGGTGAACCCGTTTCTACACTTGATTACGTTGTAAATGAGGATGATGTAACAACTGCTACATTAACTACAACTAATAATCATTATTTGGTTGGTGGTGATCAAATTACTGTTTCAATAGCTGACAATACTTATGAAAGAGAAATTAAAGTAAAACAGTTCTCTTCTAAATTCCATTTTGAGTATTTTGACTTAGTGAGTATGGATTTGATTACTCCTTGGACAAATAGCACTTCATATAATAAACATGACTTAGTTTACGTTGCAGATAGAGTATACAAGGCAGCAGAAACAGCAACATCAAATGCTACTTCTTCTAATTTCCCAACACATCTATCTGGCACAGCTACTGATGGAACAATGTCATGGACATATCTTCGCAGACGTACAGATGGTAATTTAGTTCAAGGAGCATGGACGTTAAACAGTGGTGGATCTAATTATGCAGATGGCATATACACTGACGTACCATTAACCACTCCTCAAGCTGGAAAAGATGCAAAAGCAACTATTACTGTTTCTGGAAACGCAGTAACAGCGGTTACAATCACAGCATTTGGTACTTCGTTCAATGTTGGAGATACATTATCTGCTGACAATCTTAACTTAGGAAATGCTGTTGGTGGTACTGGATTCCAACTTACTTTAACAGAAACAGAACGAGAAGCCGTATGTCGTGGTAATCTTGCACATCAACTTGGAGTTGGTGATGTAGTCAATATCTCAGGTGTCACACCTTCGTCTTATAATAAGACAGATTATACAGTTGTTAGATTTGAAACACCTAGAAGATTTACTGTTAAAAGAAATTTTGCAAGTCCTGCATCAGCTAATGTTACTTCATCAGACATTTATGTAAGAGAACCTAAGTTCCAATACATTAATGGACATTCTTATAAGTTTGACGTATCAGATTCTACTCTTAATAATATAACATTAGCATTTTCTTTCGATCCAGCAAATACTGATATATTCACCTATAAAAATATTACAGATGAGATAGTTGATAGTCAAACCAATCAACAAACTTCTGTAACTATTAAGATTGTTGATCTACCTGGCATATTCTATTATTTTGATTTAGCAGGTCAGTATTCAATGACTGGTAGTTATTTCACTATCATGAATGAACCTTTAGCTGGTACAAATGTACTATTGTCTAAAACTGATCTTACTGCTTCTTATATTACTGCACTGGAACCAGAGGTAGGATATGATTCTACAAACACTGTCATTTATAGCACAAACTCAATATATCCAACTGGGGGAGTTTCTACAATATCAATTGGAGATAGTGGACGTAATTATGAGTCTCTACCACAATTATCAGGATCTACTAGAGCTGGTGCAGGTGCAACTGCTGTAGCAACAATTTCTGGAGTATTATCTGGAGTCTCTGTTGTAAATAAGGGTTCTGGTTATGATCCAAATGCTTTACCTACAGGTACTGTTACATTACCTGATTTTGTAGATCTAACACTAACAAACGTTCTTGGTTCTGGTTCATTTGCAGTAAATGAAATTATCATATCTCAAAGTGCTCAAGGAACTCAAACTGCTAGAGGTAAGGTTTTAAATTGGGATCCATTAACCTCAACATTGAGAATACAACCTCTTCAGAATACAAGAACTGGTGCTGCTAATAAAGGGTATATTATGTTTACTACATTTGCTAGTAATAATGATAGAGGTAAGGTTTTTAGTTCAGATTCTCAAGCAACTGTTGATGCGGTAGGTGGTGCTCAAGCAACTGTGGTTTGTAGTATCCCTAGTTCAGGTCCTGATGTAGGTAGATTATCAGAAGTTACTATTACTGGTCCTGGTTCTAACTATAGAGCAGCACCAAATATCATTCTTGACCCTCCTGACTTTGGATTAGTTAATACTGTAACAATTACTACAAATACAACTGGATTAACGCCTGGTGAGTATACTGGTGTTACACAATCTGCTGTAAATCCTTCTGGTGGTACTAATGTACAATTTACGGTTACCTCTGGTGCTGGTGGAACTGTTGAACAGGTTGTAGTTACCGATGGTGGCGGTACATACAGACTAGGTGATATCATTACTATTCCTGGTAATCAGATAGGTGGTGCTACAACTGCTAATGATATTACTGTGACAGTTACAGTACTGACACACGTTGATCCTGCAGCTACAGCATGTGCATTAAATGCAACAGTAGATAGTATAACAATTACTAATACTGGATCTGGTTATTTGTCTGCTCCAGAAGTTCTTGTTAGTGGTGGTAGTGGAATAAATGCAAAATTCAATGCATCTATCCAAAATCAAGGAATATCTGCAATTAATATAGAATCTGGTGGAGAATTATTCCAAAATGCTCCTGTAGTTAACATTATACAAAAAACAGGAAATGGTGCTTCTATATTATTGAAATCTACCGATTTAGGTAAAATATTAAAAATTGGTGGAGATAATATTACATTTAATTATAGTCACGATAGAACTTTAAAACCAGAGTTAAATACGACTTATAATTTACAATTAACAAGAACCCAAGTTCTTGATTACCTTGAAGTAACAGATGGTGGTGCAAACTTTGTTGCAATTCCAGAAATTGTTCTTACTGGTGGAAGTGGGTCACTTTTTGATTTAAAAGCAGTTATTGAGAATGAGGTTATACAAAGTGTTGAAGTTCGCAACTCTGGACGAGGTTTCTTATCAGCTCCAACTGTAAATGCAAAAATAACTCATAACTGGGTTGGATTGAGATCTAACAGTACTTTAAATTTCCCATATAATGCAAAAATACCTACAGGTACAAAAGTTACATTAAATGAAAATATAGGAGTATTTCCAACCCCATTATTAGTTAATACAACATATTTTGCTATTGCTGCAACTCTTGCAAATGGATTAGCAAGTAACCAAATTAGATTAGCAACAACTCAAGCAAATGCAATAGCTGGAAACTATATTACGTTTACAGGTGATCCAGTTGGAGATGCCAATGGATTAACAGAATTTACTCTTTCTAGCACTGATCTTGGTGATGTTATTACTGCATTCATGAGACCTGCTAGTTTCTTAGTTGGAGAAAGAGTTTATCAAGGTACATCCACTACAACATATACTGCGTTTGGAGTTATTAAAGATTGGGATAGTCGTGGACGTATTCTGAGTGTAGAAATTATAGAAGGTGATTTTGTACCTGGTGAACCTGTTTTTGGTGAAGAATCAGGAGCGTTTGGTGAAATTCATGCATTTGATAGGGCAGATGCAACATTTAACGTATCTCCTATTAGTACTTCTGCAGAAGGTTGGAAACGCACTACTGGTTTCTTAGATGTCAATGAGCAGAGATTATATGATAGTGATAGATTCCAAGAATACTCATATGAAATTTCTTCACCTATTAATATTAGTAAGTGGAAAAACCCATTAAAATTTGCAGCACATCCTGCAGGATTTAAAGTACTTGGTACACAAGTTGTTTCACAATCCGCTGCTAAAGTTTATAGAAATAAACCTACAATAAATCCAAATTATTCTCCAAACGAACCATGGGCGTGGTGGGTAGAATCTCCACAACCAGATTCTTTCTATAAGACATTTAATGGTACTACTTACGTCTTCCCTAAACCTTCTGCTAAATCAGTCGGTAAATTATCAACTATTGCAAACTTTGCATTGGGTGATCCAGACTATTCAGCAGCAGTTCCTACTGAGGTACAAATTTTTGGTAGACAACTATTAGACATTCAGAAAATCTTAAGTTGTATCTCATATAAGATTGATGATATTAGTTCTTTATTTGATGGATCTGCAACTTCTTTCAATATGGCAATTGGTGGTGCTACTGTAACTGCTACAATTGGAAAAACTTCTATCAAAGAACAATTCTTGGTTACAATAAACGGAATTGTTCAGAATCCTAATAATTACACTTTTGCAAATGATGTCATAACATTCTCAGTTGCACCTAAGTTAAATTCTATTGCTTTGATAATGTATTATGATCGTGCATCATATACTTCTAGTTTCCAGTTAGATCAAATTGGAGATGAGATAAAAGCATTTGATACTACTAATGGATTGACAGGTGGTACAGGATATGCAGATGGTACATATACTGCAGTTCCATTGAGAAATAAGATTGGTAGTGGTGTTGGTGCAACTGCTGATATTACAGTTAGCAATGGTTACGTTTCTAACGTTGCATTGAATAATTCAGGTGATGGATTTAGAGATGATGGTATTGTTGGAATTAGTGAAATTGGAAAACCATTAACCAACAGTTATACTCCTTCTACTGCCACTTACACTCCTAGTACAGGTGTACTAGAGGTAACAGTCGGATCACATACTTTAAGTGCTCCTACAACAGCAACTGCCACAGATATTGACTATAATCCTAATACAGGTATTATGACAGTTACACTAGTGTCACACGGATTGACAGATGGTGATCAAGTTAAGTTTGCTGATAATTCAATAACTCTTAGTTGTGGTTTTGGTGGTGCTACAGGTGCAGCTGCACAGAAGACTTATCCACGTAGTACTGACTATGCAAGTGATAGATGGTTAGAGGTATCAAACATCAAAGTTAATACATTTGATGTTCAGGTGTTGGATACTATTCCCTCTACAAACGTAGATCCACATTCATTTGTATCTGCTGTTGCAGGTGGAATCAGTATTGCACAATCTACTGTTAGATTCTCAAATAATGCAATAACATTTAGTTGTGGATTTGGTGGTGGAGGTAATAGAAGTTACCCAAGGTCAACAGATCCTATTGCTGGTAAAAATGTTCCTGTTGATGCTATTACATCTACTACGTTTACAGTCAATGCATTGAATGGAACTACACCTACAAACACTGATGCACACACTTATGTTGGTAATGCCACTGCTGCTTTGAGTCCAACCTTTGTTGATTATGACGCTTCTCTTGGTATCATGAAACTAGAGTTAGCTAATCATGGACTTTCTAATGGTAACTTTATCCAATTTACTTCAGATTCACTAAACTTTATTTGTTCTCGTGATAACTATGCAACTACAACTGCATATCCTAGAGGATCAGATCCAGCTGCTGCAAACTGGTTAAATGTATTTGATGTAGAAACTAATAGTTTCAAGGTTCAGGTTGGAGCAAATATAGAAAAAGCATTTACACCAACTGGTGCGACATATACTGCGTCAACAGGTTCATTAACTTTAGATATAGAGAACCATGGATTTACGGCTGCTACTGAGCATACTGCAACTGATGCTACTTTTAATACTACTACTGGTATTGTCACAATAACTTCTGCAAGTCATGGATTTGCAGCAGGCGATAGAGTTAAAATAAAAGATAGTTCTATAACCATGAGTTGTGGTTATAATGGAGGTGGGCAAGAATCATATCCTAAACCAGGTCAACCAATTAGCGGTAAGTGGATAACAGTTAGAGCAGTTACCCAAGATACTTTTGATATACAATGTCTTAAAGATGCTCCTTGTAGTAATAGTGATGCTCATACATTTGTATCTGCTAGTGCAAATGGTATCCTCCATGCTAAGAGTGTAATTAGTATTGATGATGAAGCATTAACATTTACATGTACACAAGATGATGACTTCTCTAGAAAATCATATCCTCGTACAACAGATCCTGCATCAAGAGAATTACTTGGTATTGAAGCAGTTACAACTGACACTCTAACAGTTAACGTAGGTGCATCACCTCAGGTTACATTCACACCAACTAATGCAGTTTATACTCCTAGTACAGGTGTACTAGTATTGACAATAGGTAATCATACTCTTCCTGTTGGTACAGGTATTACTATTGATGTAAACTCCTTGAAGTTTAGATGTGACATGGAGAATGATGGTACTCTTATTGCAGGAAACTTATCAAATCTAGGTGCTAGTCTTCACAACTATCCAAGACCAACAGATCCAGTTGCTAAGAGTAATCTTTATATTACTGAGACAACAGGTACTACAATCACAGTTAATGTCAAACCATCTCTCACTGTAAATTACCAACCAACAGATGCTGCATTGAATCTTGCTAATGGAGATCTTTCATTAACTATCGGTGCACATCAATTCCGTGGAGAGAAGACATTTACACCGACAGATGTTGCCTATACTCCTAGTACTGGTATCGCAACATTAACAATTAAAGGTCATACTATTCAGGCAGGTGACTTTGTTCAGGTTGCTAAAGAATCACTTACATTTACATGTGCACAAGATAGTCATCAGACCAATCATTCTTATCCAAGAACCACCGATCCTGTTTATAGAGAGTGGATTCAGGTTCTTTCTGTAACAAATGATACAATAACACTTAACTTCTTCTCAACTGTTGCAGGTAATTCAGATCATATATTTGTATCTGCTGCAGATAACTGTATTGCATTAAAAGGAGATACTATTAAGTTGACAGACGGTAGTATCGTAATGAGTTGTGATAATGGTGGTGTTAGCAACCAGTCTTATCCTAGAACTGATACCATTTCATATAGTCCAACAGGTGCAGATTACGATCCTTCTACTGGAGTCATGACTGTTACTCATGGAGGGGGTGCAGGTGCCTTTGTGAACGGTGATCAAGTTAAGTTTGATGATAATGCTATTGTATTCACTTGTGCTGCTGGTGGTGGCACACACGCTTATCCTAGACCAGGCGATCCTGCTAGTGGTAGATGGTTAACTATTTGGGATGCTGACGATACAACCTTCAAGGTTCAGGTATTAGATACAATTCCTTCTACAAATACTAGTGTACATGTATTCTCTAGTGCTGTTAATAATGGCACGAAGAAAAAGAAAGACTGGGCGTATGATAGACCGATTCCAATCAAGAGTGTTGGATATTCAAATCATGCTGTAACAAATGCTACATATGATCCTAGTACAGGTGTACTAGTAACAACAGTTGCAGGTCATGGATTCTCAAATGGCGAATATGTTAAAGTGAATCAAGGTGCATTGAAGTTTACATGTACTAAGGATAGTAATGCAACAGTTAAGAGTTACCCAACACTAGAAGATCCTTATTATGATGAGTGGGTAAAAGTAAGAAATGTTACAACTGATACATTTGAGATTAATGTTGGAGTTGCAGGTCCTAATGGACAACACACCCATACATTTGTACCAGAGGGTAAATTGACACCTACCTCAGGAGCATATAATCCAACAACAGGTGTTATGACTATAACTATTCCTAATCATGGATTTGTTGCTGGCGATGAGATCAAGGTTGATGACAATGCGTTTAGATTCACATGTATGGAAGACTTTGATACTTCATACCATGATTATCCTCGTGCCACAGACCCAATCAGCGGTCAGTGGGTTAAGATATACAATGTCACAACTAATACTTTTGATATACAGGTTCTAAACAGTGTACCGTCTACTAATACCACTACTCATACGTTTATTTCCGCAGTTGCTAATTCGATTACTCGCTCTGCCATCAAGAAGCAAACTGGCGTTATTACGTTCAATACTAATAATAGAGATGCTGCTATTACTCATCAGTATGCTCATAGTTTTGTATCAGCAAGTGCTACAGCCGTCATAGCAGGTGGTAATTATACTCATACCTTTGTACAATCAACATCTGATTCTATTAAGACTGGTGGTGATTATGTACACACATTTGTTAATGCTAAACCTACTTCTGTAAAATATGGATATACTCACTTATACACAGGAAATGCAATTGCTAATCCTGTAACAAGAGGTCTAGTAACATCTGGTGGCCATGAGTACGATAGATTAGCTGATGCAGGTAGATTGATACGAGCAAACTTAGATTTCATTGCAACTACTGCATATGGTAGAATGCTCGCAGTGAGTCCTAATTTTGATGGTGATCTCTATAAGAGAAAATGTATTCGTGATACTAAGTTAATTTCTGAAGCAGTAGCAAACAATATTGAGTTTGGTGGAAATGATGGTGTTTATGATGCTGCAAACTTCTATGTAAATACAGTTCATTTACAAGGTGAGGAAGGACAGTCTGTACAGGTGTTTAACCATGCTAGAGATATCTGTCGTGAAGTAATGCGTAATATCACTGTTACGACTAATTACGTTACTGAAGGATCACAAGTTAAGGATCTTACTATTACTAATGATAGTGGAGACACTACCTATACCACAGCAGACTGTAGCGATATTGCATCTGCTATTACAACATTATGGGGTATCGTCACACAGGCAGTTGGAACTGGTGCTCACACATGGGCAGGAGGAACAGCAAGCAACGCAGTCCAGTCAGGTGGTAACTATGCACATACATTCATAAGTGCTGTTACTAATGGTGTTAAGAGAGCAACATCTTCTACAATCTTAAATTACGTTCCATCTGGTTCAACATATAATCCTTCAACAGGAGATATGGTAGTAACTATTGGATCTAATGAATTGTTAGCTCCAACCAGACATACTTCTACTGATGGTGCTTATAATCCTAATACAGGTATTATGACAGTCACTGTTGCAAATCATGGATTTGCTGTTGGTGATAAAGTTAGATTTGATGTCGGTGCTATAAGCTTTAGTTGTACTCATGGTAGTGGTGGTACAACTGCATATCCTCGTTCTTCCGATCCAATTGCGAATAAATGGGTTATCATTTCTAATGTAACTCAGAACACATTTGATGTTCAAACATTAGATACAGTTCCTTCTACTAATACTACAACTCACACTTATGTAAGTTCTGCTTCTAATGCTATTAGCTATGCTAGATCTACAGTTAAAATTGCAACTAACTCTATAATCTTTAGTTGTACTCATGGTGGTGGAGGAAACAAAACATATCCTCGTGTAACTGATCCTATTGCTACTGAAAGATTTACAATTCCTAATCATAATAAAGATTGTAAGGATGATGTTTCTGATGTCTTAAGAGCTGTTGCTTACAACCTTACTAATGGTGGTAACGATGCAGTCTACGATCATGCAGGTTATTTTGTAGGAACTCCTCACGTAGATGGAGAAGAATTCTATGCTCGTGCAGTCATGGAGATTGCAAGTGATATTACACAACAGATAATTGCTAATGAAACTGTAAACGTCAGAGGTTGGCATGGTAAGATTCAAGAAAAAGATCTTACTATTACAGTTGATCCTGGTGGTTGCACAAATGAAAAAGCTGCAGTCGATACTTTATTCTCTATTGTAGAGCAAGCAATTGCTACAGATAGTTTAGCTCATGCTACAGACACTGTTGCTACAACACCCACATGTGCTAATGAGGTTTCTGCGATAGATACATTCTTTGGTATTGTTACAACTGCACTAGGAACAGATGGTGCATATGGAAACTTAGATGCTGTAACTAGAACATTCTCACCTGGCGATCAACAATGTTTAGATGATGTTCTTCATATCGTTAGAGCATTCCAATATGATCTTAGATATACTGGTAACTCTTCTATAGTTGAAGCTGCTAACAAGTATATTTTGGGTGGTGCAATTAACCATGTTACACAAGAAGTAGATTACACTCGTGCAATATTTGCATATGCGAAAGAACTTTGTATCAAGGCAATTAGAAATAATTTAGAACCAGGTTATTACTCACCAATTGCTCCTGTAACTAATAGTACAATCACTATAGATTCATCTGCACCTGAATGTGCTAACGTTGTATCTGCATTGACTACAAACTGGGGTATTCTTGATAACGTATTATCAAGTGCTACTCTTTACAGTGGAACAATAACAAATCCAGATCCAATTATCGAAGAACAGGATGCACAAAAGTATAAGTTCCCACTACTCAATATATTCCTAGATCTTCCAGTCATTGAAGCATCACCTTACATTCAGAACGCTTCACTTATATCATTCCTTGGTGGTTCTGGTTGTGATATTGATGGTGCTAAAGTTGCTTCACCTAACGTACCTAGACCTGGTTTAAAACTTGATGCTCAAGGTAATTCAATTGCACAGTTCGACCCACAAGGTAAGTCGATGGTTGCAAACGCATTTACTATCATTTGTTTTGGTGGTACTGCGTATAACGTTACTAACGATGGTTACACCCAGTTGGTTTCTGTGTTTGCTATCTTCTGTCAAGATGGTATCGTATGTCAGTCTGGTGGTTATGCATCTGTTACTAACTCAGCATCTAACTTTGGTACTTACTCTCTAAGAGCAACAGGATTTAGAACAGATCCATATAGCTTTGACATTGGTGTTATTGATAGTATTACTAATGATACTGACTCAAATGGAGTTGAATCTGGTAGACAGGTCATTCAGGTATCTGGTACAACATTAACCAACATCCCTGTTGAGGATTACATCATTAGAATTGGTGGAACTAATCCAACAGACCCTGCTGTTGAGCATATCATTCTTGAAA